ATAGTTTTTAATATGAACGTTGTGATAACGTACAAACCCTTAGATGGAGGCTAGTATGTCGAAAGACAAAATGGATTCGCCATCCAGTGAAGAAAATATTCAGGACGCTAACCAAACTGAAAATTCGTCCGCTTCAGATGAACAGGACTTTGATAATAGCACCGAAGATTCGTCCGCTTCGGGAGAGTCAGAACCAGAACTTTCTACGCTTGATCTCGTAAAAGAGGCAATTAAGCCAGAAAAAGAAGGTGATGATGAAACTGAGGGTAGCTCGGAAGAAGATGAGTCAGATGAAGAAGATGAGTCGAAAGACAAGTCTGAATCAGAAGATGATGATTCTGATGAACCAAGCGAAGAAGAGTTGAAGCATTGGAAGCCGAAAACTCGGAAACGTTTTGAACAGCTACAGGCGAAATATCGGGATGTTAACCAACGTCTTGAGAAAGCTGAAGCGGATGCTGGTTGGAAACAACAATTTGACACATTCCTTGAGACAAACCAAATGTCGATGGAAGAAGCAAATAAGTTGTTTGATATAGGTGCGTTAATGAAATCCAACCCTATGAAGGCGTTGGAAATGATTACTCCTTATTATAACCAGTTGCTTGAAGTCACCGGTAATGTTTTACCACGTGATCTTCAGGAGCAAGTGAATCAAGGGTACATTACGGAAGCTGCGGCTATCGAAATGTCTCGTGGGCGTGCTCAGAATCAGCACTATCAGGTGCGGAATCAGCAACAACAGCAGCAGCGTCAGCAGCAGGAAGCTGAGAATCAGAAAAAATTATCTACTGATATACAGGTGGCGTTAGCTAACCTTGAAAATTCATGGCAATCGTCTGATCCCGACTACAAAACAAAAAGCAACCGCATTCAGGATCGTGTCAAATTGATGTGGTATGAGGCGAGTCGAACAGGAAAGATGCCAAGATCGGTAGACGAGGCTATTAAAATGGTCGAAGGTGCTAAAAGTGAAATTGATAAAGAATATCGTCAATTTAGACCTAGAAAACCAGTTAGTGTTGTCGATAGTGGTGGAAATTCTGGACAGACAAAACCTGAGCCAAAAACAACTTTAGATGTGATCCGTCAGACTGTGGGTGCGTAAAAACGCAACTTTAATATGTCAGGAGACGAATTATGGCTTTTACAGTCCAAGAACTAGAGAATATCGCTAATGCGACTCTCGATCATCACATGGATCGTGGCAAAATTTATTCGCAAACGATTCAGGATAAACCACTTTTAAAGAATTTTAACGCTAAAGCTAAGACTTTCCCTGCCGGTAAAGAATATCTTACTGTACGTGTTAAAGGTGAGTATACAACTACTATTCAGGGCTTTAGCCATGACGATAGCGTTACTTACCGTAACCCGACTAACATCAAACAAGCTACTTTCCCATACAAGCGTATCCACGCTGGTATTGAAGTAACTTTTGATGAGTTACAGCGTAACGGTATTTCTGTTACTGAAACAAGTAATGGTCGTAGCACATCTAATCACTCAAATGCCGAAATGGAGCAGCTTGCAAACCTGCTTGATGACAAAATTGAGGATATGATGGAAGGTCGTGCACGTGGCATGAACAACATGTTCTGGCGTGACGGTTCATCAGATAGTGAATTAGTACCTGGTGTTAAATCATTTATTTTGACTGACCCTACTTCTGCTACAATTGTTGGCGGTATTGACCAGTCTACAAATACTTGGTGGAGAAACTTGGCTACTTTGAACTTGAGCACTGCGTCGCCTTCAAGTTCAACTATTGCTACTGCTATCCAAACTCAAATGCGTCAATTGAAGCGTTACGGTTCACCTAAACATGTTATGTTTGCTGGTGCTGACTTCCTTGATGCGTTAGAGGTAGAGCTACGCACAAACGGTACTTATACACAGAACGGTTGGGCACAAAGTGGTTCAATTGACATTAGTGTTGCAGATGCCAACTTTAAAGGTGTTACAGTTAATTATGACCCAACTTTGGATGATGAAGGTGAAGCTAAATATCTATACACATTAGATATGAACGCTATCTACCCTATGTACATGCAAGATGAGCGTAATAAGCGTCACAGCCCTGCACGTCCGCACGACAAATACGTGATGTATCGTGCGATCACTGATGTGTGTGGTCTAGTATGCAGACAGCGTAATACCAGTGGTGTAATCACTATTGCTTAATTAACCGATTTATTTAGGAGATTTTATAATGTTTAAAACATCTGAAACTACTGTCGGTTCTGCTGTTGCTAATTCAGGTACGATTACTTTTTCGTACCCTGCTAACACCAGTGCCGGTTCATTTGCAGCTTATGGTCATAAGATTTGGGTTGATAAATTCCAGCGTTTGCTGGCATCACCTTCTGATTTTACTGTATCATTCGGTGCATCAAATATTACTGTTACTTACTTAGGTTCAACAACTATCCCAGTTGGTGCACGTTGCAACGCTCAATTTAACATTGAAGGTGGTGATGACGGTGAGCTTCCGACTGATGTTGATGAGTCTGAAGTTAAACGTACATCATTGTCAACTGTTGCTACGGTAAACCTTGGTTCACCTGACACAGCAGATGCTAACGGTTATGTTGAGTCTCAAGACTTAACTTCTGCCGGTGTATTTTCTGTAAACAGCACTGCTGCTGCTGCGATTGCCGCTGCTGCACTCGCTGGTACTGCTGATGTTCCACGTAACGTGGTGGCAAGCTGGACAGGTACAGCAGTTCTTACAGTTACTGGTACTGATGAATATGGTAACACAATTGTTGAATCTTCAGCTTCTGGTACGTCATTTACTGGTGCTAAAGCATTCAAAACTGTTACTGGTATTTCTTCATCTGCCAACATCACATCGCTTACTGTTGGTACTGGTAATGTACTTGGTTTACCATTCTTCATTGGTGATGCAGGTGATGTTCTTCAAGAGCTTGAGGACGGTGCATTGATCGGTAAAACTGCTGGTCGTGTATTCATTCAAGATCACATGCTTGAAGCAGCAGTTGATGCTGGTACATCATTAGAGCTTACTTCACCGGTAAATGGTACGATTAAGAAATTAACTACTGTTGCTCGTGGTACTATCACTACAGGTGGTGCTATCACTGTTGAAGTCAACACTACAGCAGTTGACGGTTTATCTGTTACTGTTGCAGACGCTTCAAGTGCAGGTGATGTTGATTCTGACACTCCAACTGAAGGTCACGCTTCTACAGCGGTATCTGTTGGTGACAGAATTGAAATCATCCCTGCATCTGCTTTCAACCAATCGGCTGACATCTTCGTGATCCTTGAGATTGAAGTTGCTGCTGGTGACCAACTTGAAGGTACTTTGGTTGCAGGCGTATCTGCCGCTGCTACAGCGACTACAGGTGATGTTCGTGGTACTTATACACCAGCGACTACACCTGATGGTGCTACAGCATTTGACCTTATTGTTGCTACTCCTGACGTTAAATACTTAGGTGTTGCTCAATACGCTGGTTAAGTGTAATATTTGACAGGTAGTGTTCGCCACACTACCTGTCTTTATTTTAACAATTTGTACGAGGCTATGAAAAATTATGTACTATTACAAGGTCACTTTACGCTTAGGCGGTAACACAATGAATGAGGTGCAAAAAATTGTATCTGCACCAGAATTCCTTGTTCTTCGTTTTGTCCACGGTCCGGACGCTTTAACTGATGTAACTGAAATCAAAAATGATCCTGCCAATTTAGCCCAGGAGAAGGGTAGATTGAAGGAAAAATACGATATGGCATTAGTTAAAAAGGATCAATCTATTGACAGTATATTTGGTGCTTTGGGCGTACTTCCTGCACGTTTACCTTATGAGGATTTAGATTTCTACGGTATTGATCCGAGAGAAAAACCTTCACATAAGGTTGACGATCATAAGTTGCCAAAAACTGAGCAAGAATTGCAAAACGAAAACAAATTTGTTCCAACCGAAGAAGTGAGTGTGGCCGACCTAATGGAGTAGGTCTATGGCTCGTAAAACACAGCTTTTATCCCTGATCGCTCAATTACGGGCTGAAACAGGTCGCACGCAAACGGTTTCCGTAGGGATTGATGAGGTTGAAAACCTCAAGGAAATGCTTCGTCGTGTTCAGGAACAATTATACGATGAATATGACTGGCCGCACTTGCGAGTTCAGAAGACTGTAGCTCTTGCTGCCGGTCAACGTTATTACGATCTTCCGACAGGTTTGAATTTTGATAGAATTGAAGATGTAAGACTTGAATATAATGACGTTTATCAGGGTATAGATCGTGGTATAGAACTTGAAGATTATTCAATCTTCAACAGTAATGCGACAACACCTGAAAGGTCATCACCGTCATTGAAGTGGGATATTCGCTACACAGGATCAACTGAACAGATTGAAGTGTGGCCTATTCCTAACGATAATATCCAGACATTATATTTCCTTGGTACACAATCATTAAGTGATTTGATACAGGAATCAGACAGAGCCGATCTTGATGATCGGTTAATTGTTCTTTATGCGGCAGCAGAAATTCTTGCACGTCAAGAATCAAAAGATGCTCAGGCAAAATTAGAGCAGGCAAATAAACGACTCGCTACACTCAGGAAAAATAGCATTAAGAAAGCACCGATGATCCAAATGGGTCTTGGTAGAGTGCGAGGCACAGATAGAAATAAAGTTAAAATTGTTGTGAGTTAAAGTATGGCTTACGTTCAAATTCAGGACATCAGATTAGGTATGGATCGCAGCCGTGCATCACGTGTTGTGGCTGAACTTGGTTCTGCGTGGACGATAAAAAATGCCCATCTTACCCGTGGTGGTGACATTGAAAGACGTAAGGAATTTGTAAAGCAGAGTGTTGATTTTCCTTCTACAACAAAAGGTCTTTTTGCAATCAATGACACGCTTTATACGGTGGGTTATGATGCTTCAGAAGCAGGCAATGTTCCAGCAGGGGTTACCCACCTGCTTACACAGCATCCAACGCCTGCAACGGCACTTACAAAGGTTTTAGACGCTGAGGCTTTCGATGGTGAATTATATTCTATTTCCCAGTTTTCTGACGGTAATATTTATCACTTTTATAACACTTCTCGTGTTACTGACTGGGATACTCTTTCTACGACTATTGGTTCAAATAACGCTATTGCTGCCGCATTGGAAGCAGCAATTGATAATTCTGCGGCTGTCAATGCGTCAGTGGCATCAAACGTTGTTACAATAACGTCAGCAACTGCCGGTACATCATTTACTGTTTCTACATCTACAGTAAATAATGGGTCTAATCCTGACCAGACATTAGTAGCAGTTGAAACTACCGCAAATGTTGAAGCGGTGGCTGAGGTTTTAGCGTCAGCGGATATTACAATAACAGGTGGTACGTCCAACCCAGGTGTAAATAAGATAAATTCTATTACCGTTGACGGGGTAGATATTTTAGGCTCAGCAGTAGACTGGACGACATCGAATAGTTCTACGGCAACTGCTATTGCTGCTCAATGTACATCTCACACATCGTCACCTGAATACACTGTCACATCTGACGGTGCTACAGTTACTGTGACAGCACTTACAGGTACAGGTGCTGGACCAAACGGTTTTGTTGTTGTGGTAAATACAGCAGGTGACGTTACCGAAACATCTGATTCAAGCATGTCAGGTGGTGTAACAGCAGTTGCAGCCGTAGCTCAAGAATATGAAGTGACTGTGGGCGGAACGTTTGAAGAAGCCGACCAGTTTACGGTGACAATCAATTCTACCGAAGATTATACAGTGACTGGTGCAGCATCTGGTACAGGTACTACAGCACTTACATTTAAGCAAAAAATGTATTCGACTGCATCGTCGAACTTGTATTTTTCGGCAGTTACAGCACCGACACAATGGATTTCTGGTACTGACTATGGTTTCATTAATATGGCATCACAAACTGCCGGTCAGGAAACTTTGACAGCGGCAGCAGAGTATCAGGGTCTTATGGCGGTATTTTCTGAAAACCAGATTAGAATCTGGTCAATTTCAGAAGATTCTGCTGCAAACGTATTTTTACAAACACTACAGAATACTGGTACAGTTGCGCCAGAGTCAGTAATATCTTACGGAAATAATGATGTATTTTATCTGGCTGCGACTGGTATCAGGTCTATTAAAGCTCGTGACTCATCAAATTCAGCGTATGTATCTGATGTTGGAACGGCAATTGACACGCATGTCAGAGCATATCTTGACACATTAACTGAATCACAGGTTGCTGCTGCTACAGCGGTTATTGAACCTGTAGATGGAAGATTCTGGCTTGCAGTTGGAACAAGGATTTATGTATTTTCATATTTCCCTTCAAATAAAATATCTGCTTGGTCATATTATGACCTTGATATAACCATTACTCACTTCGCTAAAGTTGGTGACAGGATTTATGCCCGTGGTACTGATAGTGGCGGTGATGATGGTCTTTATTTATATGGTGGTACTAATAATGATACTTACCCTGCTGCTGATGCAGCCGATGTAGTGATTGAATTACCTTACATATCTGCGAACTCACCTGCTGCGTTTAAAGAGTTGAAAGGTTTTGATATTATTGCTACAAATGACTGGCAGGTTGACATTTTACCTAATCCATCGGATACTAGTGTAAGTGTTACACAAGGGATTGCCAAAGGTACTACTTACGGGCAACCACGATTCGGCACAACGGGTGTAGGCTCATTGTTCGGAATCACATTAACCTGTTCAAGAGCAGGTCAGGCTACGTTATCCGCACTCGCCATGCATTATGTTGGTAAATTTGAGGACGGATAAGCTTATGTGTATGTCATCACCTAAAATGCCTGTGGATAATTCTGCTCAAATAGCAAGAGAAGAAGAAGCTAAAAGACAGGCTCGTATTGCTGAAGGAAGATCGGCAATTGATAGTGCTTTTAATAGTTATAATGATGATTTCTATAACAATTATCAGAATGATTATATCGGTTATTATACTCCACAATTGGACGATCAATATTCAGATGCACGTAAACGTCTGACGTTGCAGCTTGCTAAAACAGGTAACCTTACCAGTTCAACAGGTGCAAATCAGATGGGTGATTTGCAGGAATATTATAATCAGCAGCAAACCGGTATTACTAATCAGGCACTTAATGCTGTGAATGAGCTTCGTGGTAATATTGATGCTCGTAAGTCACAATTATACGCTGATA